TCATGAAATCCCGATATTGAGGATGTTTCCGAAAGTCTTCTGGACTTTTTGCGAAGCATCCTCTTTCATTTTTTCAGTAACGTGTGTGTAAATTCTCATTGTAGTTTTCATATCATCATGACCAACTCTTTTCATGATCGTTGTAATGTCTACACGGGCTTCTGTCAACATGCTGATATGTGTGTGTCTGAAAATATGGGGAGTTGCATGCTTCTTAATAGATGCTTTCTCAAGTAACCTTTCCATACGCACAATGATATTTTTAGGCAGGAATGGATATCCATTTTCTCTTGCAAAAACAAAATTTCCATCATGATATTCCTCTGGCTTTATGCGGGACTGAAGCCTTCTTTTTTTCTGTCGCATTTGATATTCCTTTAGCATGTCCATGATCTGATCTTCCACTTCGATTGTACGGACTGATCCGGCTGTTTTAGGTGGGACCAATTCATACTCTTTCATGTTGTTATTTTCAGAGTATATAGTTTTGGTTATGCGAATTTCATTGGTTTCAAAATTGATGTCGGACCATTTTAGGGCACATAATTCACCTGAACGCATTCCGGAAAAAGCGAGTAAATAAAATCTCTCAAGATCCATGTCTAATCCAAATTCCTTTACAGTCAAAAGGAATTCTTCGAGTTCCTCTTTTTCAAAATACTTTTCTTCAATCGGGTTATTTTCGATATCTTCTACAGTTAAACGTTTTTTCGGAACGACTGCACCTTCTGTTGGGCTATGTTTCAATAGCTTTTGTTGTATGGCATATTTAAAAATCAGCCCTGCTGTAGTATGGACCCCACTTATTGTATTTCGAGCATAGCCTTGTTCCGTAAGATCATTTAATATTTTTTGGTACTTTCTTGTTGTGATCTTTGCAATATTTGTTTTGGCAATATATCGGTTGAGAATTTTAATTTCTTTTGTTCTAATCCTAATGGTGCCTTTCTTGTTGCCAGTGGTAAGTGCATAATCACGAATCCAATCAGCAGCCAGCTTTTCGAATGTCATCTTTTTCACGACAGACTCATCTATGCCATCTTCTACAAGAGCGGCAATAGCATCAAGGACTCTTTTTTCAGCCTCTTTTTTGGTCTTTCCTCTTCTTGCTATTTGTTTGCGTTTTCCGGTAACCGGATCTCTTGGACCGTCACCGACAGCGAGCCACTTCTTTCCCTTTACTAATTCCTCAAAGTACAATTTACTCACCTCATTTTTATTGAATAGTTTTATAGAGTTTTTTATACATCATGAATGAAAACTGTTTCCTTCTGTACATTTCGAGTCGTTTTGCAGCAAAAGGATATGTTACGTTGAAGGTGTCACCTATTAACTTTATAGCCTCTGACTGCATGCGTGGCAACGAAATTTTTTCAAGCATGAATGTTGGCACACAGAAATGATACATAAAGCTATTAGCCTGGTATTCTTGCAATTGGCGAAACAAGCGATTCATATTGAATTGGTTTCCGCAATGCTTAATCACGTGCCCGAGTTCGTGTACAAAATCCTCCCATTGCTGCTGACGAGATGTCCTTGAATCCAACACCATGCTATAAAGACCATTTATACAAAACATGCTGCTGCCTTTTCTTTCGTAGTGAATCCAAATCTGAAAAGCAGCCGCAATCCGTTCCATGTCAATCTCTTCTGGAGTAAACATATTCAATTTTGTATAAATCTTCTTTACTTCTTCTTCTAGATGAGATAACTGAATTGTCATAATAACACCACCTGATGGGAATATATGTTCTGTTTTTGGCGTGAAAGAAAAGCCCTTTGAAGGGCTCTTCGTTAGGCTGCTGTTGTCTGAGATTTGTCTTTTCTAACGAGTCCCATGATACCAGGGATAATAAGAAGTACAGCAGGAAGTAAGTAGAATAAAGAAATACAAATCAGGCCACCGACACCGGAAATGATGAGTAAAATTCCGCCCAATTTTGCTTTCTTTCTAACAATTACAGAGGCAATAATGCCGAGAATGGAGAGGAAGATAGCACCCCAACCTAAACCGATAATATCGCTTGTGCCAGATGAGTTAAAAGAGGCGTCAAGACCGCCAACGATTAACGCCAAAAAGGCTCCAATAAAACCAAAAATACCGCCAATCAGACCTAAAACAAATTCAGTTGTTCTTTTCATTTCAAAATCTCCTTACTTAACTGGTACTGTGATTGAAACTGCTTTGTTATTCATAAAGTCTTCAGTTATAACTTCGCCAAAGTTCAATTTGATTTCTTTAACGCTGTCAACGTCAATCTCTTTTCCTTCAGGAGCCGTGAATTCAAGAACTCCTTCTTGTTTAACCCCGCCTTGAACTTCTCCGCCAACTTCTCCATCTGTTAAGAACATGTTTGCAGATAACTGCATGCTGCCAATAACTGCATTTCCTTGGTCAGGATAGAAAGTTAGGACCTTGTCGGTAGTATTTTCAATGTTTAGTCCAACGTTTATTTTGTCTTTCATGATCTTTACGTCGCCTAGGTTAACTTTCATTCCCAGAGCTTCAGCAGATTGTTTGCTTGCATCGACTTTTTTAGAGCCGTCATCTTTAGTCTCTTCAGTTTTTTTGTCTTTTGAATCACTACTCCCTGTAGAGACATCATCTGTCGAGCTACATGCTGCTAACGCAAATGCTAGTCCCAAAGACATGAATAAAACGAACCACTTTTTCAACCTAATTCCCCCAGTTCATAAATTATAATACCTATTAATAATCGACTAAAACTGACAAAAATTCAAGAGGATTTTTCCAAAAATGTTAATAGATTCATAAAAATTAATGGGGATAAGATGGTGAATTCACTTAACGGATCACCTCAAAATTTGCGGTTGAAAGAGAATATACCCCCAAAGATCACCTCAATTTTTGAGGTTGAAATGATTTCAACTGAATAGTTTACCTCAAATTTTGAGGCGAAGTGTTCAGCATTAATTAAACTAAACAAAACAATAATAATAAATAAAGAATAATGAACCCATTATATCATTATTTGTATCATTTATTGGAATGAAAAAATGCAATACTTTTGCTTTAGGAAATTTCAATCGCTCTCCGCATTTGAAGATCTACGACCTTTCGCTTTTTCTTTCTCCTTCAGATAGTTGATAAAATCAATTGCCTGTTTACGTGCCTCCTCTGAAAAATCAGATGCATCTTTAAAAGCAATTTGAAGATCTGGATCATTTGTAACTACGTCGGGCTTATTTTCTTCATAGACAACAGGTTTACTGTTAGGCTGGTGCCCAAGCAAATAATCAGTTGAAACCTCAAAGAAATCTGCAATTTTTTTTAACGTTTCATAGTCAGGTTGCCGGAAACCACGTTCGTAATTTGATAAGTTTTGGTGAGGGATATTTAGTTTTTCAGCAAGTGCTTTCTGGGTTAAATTTATATTTTCCCGAAGGCTCCTAATTCTAGCCCCTAAGCCCATATTGTATTCCTCCATCAATTTATTACCTTATACGAATTGTACAATATTCTTCAAAACGAGTAAAAAAAATATACGATTAGTATAAAAAAGTGAAAATCCCTATTGACATATACGATTCGAAGAATTAAGATGTGAATATAAAGTTCTTCGAATCGTATATTTGGAGGTGAGATACACTTGAAAGTTAATGAGAAATTGCGGGCAATTCGTAAATCTAAAGGGATTACTCAAAAATTTGTAGCGAACAGCTTAAACATACCTATCGCAACCTACAATGGGTATGAGCTTGGTCGAAGAAAAATACATGTTGAACTACTTAAAGATATTGCAACTGTTTTAGACGAACCAATCCAAAATTTTTTTGAGATTAAAATATACGAATCGAAGAATAACACAGCGTAGGAGGTTAAAGATATGTTCACTATGCAGTACGACGAACAATTCATAGATCAGATTGCTGCAAAAATTGCAGACAGAGCAATTGAAATGCTTGTTGAACGTCTTGGCTCACTGAATGAACTCCCTCCTGTTCTTACAAGGGAAGAAGCTATGAAAGTTCTACGGTGCGGCCCAACCAAGATGTCTGAGCTAATGGCCCGGCCAGATTTTCCGGTTAACAATGAGGTTGGTAAGAAAATACCGAAGCATTTACTTATCAAATGGATCGAACGAAACACCCGCTGGATTGAAGAAAATACAAAGTATTTTCACAAGGAGGCAACAGCGTGAATAGGTAACTGCTGCAGAACGAAAAAGTTCGTTGAGTAATAATTAGGTCGTCCGTTCGTTTCGTTGTGTGAATTCAGATAATTACTCTTTCTAAGGAGGTTCATGAATGAACGAATTACAAAAAGTATTTAATTATCAAGATCAACAAGTGCGAACAGTCAGCAAGGAGGGTGAACCTTGGTTTGTTGCAAAAGATATTTGTGAAGTGTTTGGTGACACAAATTACAGACGTTCACTCTCAAGATTGGATGATGATGAAAAGGGTGTGTCACCTGTGTCTACACCCGGCGGTTCACAGCAAATGAGTATTGTAAATGAATCGGGATTGTACTCACTTTTATTTAATATGCAACCACAGAAAAAGTCTCATATAACAGAAGAACAATTTAAACACCGTGTGGAAACACTTAAAAATTTCAAACGCTGGATCACTCATGAAGTCATTCCGGCAATCAGAGAAACAGGTGGCTACGTTGCAAATGACGAGTTATTCATCCAAACATATTTGCCGCAGGCAGATGAAAATACAAAGCTGCTTTTCAAAACTACTCTCCACACTATGAAAGAGCAAAACAAGCAAATTGAAAGTATGAAACCGAAAGTGATTTTTGCTGAGGCGGTTGAATCGTCCGAGTCCTCTGTGCTTGTTGGTGAATTAGCGAAAATCATCCAGCAAAACGGTGTAGATATTGGGCCGAATAAATTATTTCAATGGCTGCGCGACAATGGCTATCTAATTCGCAAAAAAGGTGAGTCATTTAATCTCCCGACTCAACGCAGTATGGATATGGGCCTGTTCGAAATCAAGAAGAGAACTGTAAGCAACCTTGACGGTTCAATCAGGACCACACGCACACCAAAGGTAACCGGAAAAGGTCAGATTTATTTTGTGAATAAATTCATGTCATCTCAATCGGCTTAATCACCTTCACTCCACAACTTTGAGGAGTGAGACACCAATCTCCACAATTTTGCGGAGGTTGGAATAGCTGCAAAGGGACAACCCCATCCCTTCATTAATTAAATTTTACCAAATAATTCCCCGTGAAACAGGAGGAGAACATATGTCGAACAACCCGTATAAACTCGATAATTTACCAAATATTATGCGTGAAGTGAGAAAGGCAATAGGATTCACACAATACCAGCTGGGGCAACTACTCGGTGGCAAAGATCAGCAGTATGTTTCAAATGTCGAAAAGGGCCTGAGCACACTAACGCCTGAACTCTGTATCAAGTGGTTTGAGGTATGTGGAGCATATGAACACATTGATCTTGTACATTACTTGTTCCGGCTGCATCCAAGGGCGACAGCGCCAGTCGATCCAGCTTTGAATGTAAGCCCCAGCAAGGCTTTAATCAATTTCATGAAACAGACAAAAGAATCAATTGAGGCTGCTGAAAATATTGCACTGTGGTTGGCGAATGAACGGCCGGGCCGAGTTGAAGATCTTCCCATGAGTGATCTTAAAGAGATTCTTGATCTCGGACCAGCTATTGATACTCTCTTTTACGCTTTATCTAGAAGTCATGGTCTAAAAATGCAGGAGCTGGCGGAAAAGTGGACACGTAAAGCGTTAATGGATCAAGTTGCTATGTCAAAACAAGAGGAAAGGCAGGCTATGCTCGTATGAAACTCAATCAGTTTTTGAAATCCGATGTAGAAGTCGCAAAACGAAAATCAGATTCAGTTGAAAGTATGGCTGATCTATTACTGGACTCTTTAAAAGATGGTGATTATGAAGAAGCTTTAGATATTCTTGGCAGTATTAAAGCGAATATTGAGGATTTGAAGCGCATCTCGAATAAAGGGTTGTTATATGATACGGCATTGAAAATGCAAAAGCGAGGCATTGATTTGTCATTGGTACGCAGGAGCTTAGGCTGATGGTTCACTTTGTACACAAACCAGCAACAGCGTTGGAAGTCAAAGCATGGTGTGAAAGAATCCGAAATCATAGCGAACTGCACTTGATTTGGGATGAACGCACAGCAAATTACAGAAAGGAGAATATGAATGATCGAAAATCCAATGATTTTAAACAACTGGCACGACAAGTTGACTGAGCCAGAAACACAAAAGGATTTTTTCGGGGATGAAGTTACCCCAGTCGATGATTATGTAATTGATTGCGGCGCGGTGATCTTGAGAGAGAACCTTGATCGTTATCTCAGGGAGCAGCTTGGCTTCAAATTTAAAAATGAGCAATAAAAAAGCCCACTTGGCAGAGTGGACTCAGTAAGGCGTTTTGACTTAAATAGTTATTTAATTATACCAAAACGCCTCATGAAAATCAATGGAGGTTGTTGGATGTGACTGAATCTCAATTAAAGCAAGAAAACGAGTATTTAAAACAGCAATTAGATCATATGAAAGAGGTCTATAAAGAAAACATGTCTCTTCATATGGCAGTAAAACAGGGTGAGCAGTTGAGAGCTAACTTGAACGCTTATCTGCGAGAAGATGATCGAGTTTATAGCCCCCGTTTCATAACACCCAGACAAAAGGGCTATATAGCAATGCTTTTCAAAAAACATGGTTTAGCTCCACTCAGTAAAGCGAAACGAAAAGTAGTTATGCGATTAAATGGTGGCGGTTTGCTATCAGAGCATGAAGCACATCAAGTTATACAGATGTACGAGAAGAAAGCAGGTGCTAAATAATGGTTAAAGCAGTAAAAGTAGCATTCAGCGAGCGTCCGGAGGATCAGCAACGTTTGAGACAGGTCGGCGGTTCAATTGTATTCGCCAAAAACGGTAAAGCGCAGTTTAGTTTCCCTTCAATGGATAACTACCGAGAATGGCAGCGGCTTGGTGCGGAAGAGTACAAAAGAAAGGTGGGGCTGATCTGATGCAAGCAGAGGTTTTCGCTTCGACAGCGGACATGAGTCGGGACGAATGGCTTCTTGAGCGACGGAAGGGCATAGGTGGTTCAGATGCTTCCGTAATTTTAGGAATAAACAAATGGCAAACACCGTTTGAATTGTGGTTAGACAAAACAGGCCAGGTACCTGTAAGTGAATCAGGCAGTGAAGCAGCATACTTTGGCTCGCTTCTTGAAGACGTTGTTGCAAAAGAGTTTGAGATTCGTAGCGGCAAAAAAGTTAGACGGAGAAAAGCGATGCTCAGGCACCCCAAGCACGATTTTATACTGGCGAATGTTGACCGAATGATTGTTGGTGAAAAAGCCATATTGGAGTGCAAAACCACATCGGCATACAACCTTAAAGAGTGGGAAGATGACGAGATTCCTGACAGCTATATTGTTCAGGTCCAGCACTATCTAGGAGTGCTGGGGCCTGAATATAAAAAAGCATATTTTGCTGTGCTGATCGGCGGCAATAAATTCGTTTGGAAAGAGATTGAGCGCGATGACGAGCTCATTGCGATGATCTTTCAGGCTGAAATTGAATTTTGGAATGAAAAGGTCTTGGGCGGAAAGGCTCCGGTTCTTGACGGTTCGAGTGCTGCAGAAGAATATCTCAAGCAACGTTATGCCGAGGCAGAGGGCGGTAAAGTCGTTGATCTAACTTCAGCGAATAAAACACGCATTCAGCAATATTTGCAGCTGAAAGATCAGATCAACGAACTCCAATTGCAAGCGAAGGAATTAGAAAACCAGATTAAGCACGAAATGAAGGAAGCTGAATACGGCTTCATCGGAAACTATCAAACTAGTTGGAAGTCAGTTTCGACTAACCGGATCGACTCTAAGAAACTCAAAGAGCAGTTTCCGGACGTATACGAGAAAGTCACTAAAGAAGTCCAATTTAGACGCTTTGGAATCAAGGAGGTTAGCTGAATATGGCTACAAATCAATCGCTAAAAAGCAATATCCAGAAGAAACAAAACAGTGCTCCAGCACAACAGCAAGGAACAACAATGAAAGGTCTGCTTTCTTCTCCGGCAGTCATGAATCGTTTCGAAGAAGTTCTAGGGAAAAGGGCTTCCCAATTCACAGCGTCAATTCTGAGCCTTTACAACGGCGAAAAGATGCTTCAAAAGGCAGAGCCTATGAGCGTGATTTCATCGGCTATGGTGGCGGCTACGCTTGATCTGCCAGTGGATAAAAACTTGGGTTATGCCTGGATCGTTCCGTATGGCGGCCGTGCTCAATTTCAGCTTGGTTACAAAGGGTACATTCAGTTGGCTTTACGTACAGGTCAGTATAAATTCATCAATTGCATACCGGTTCATGAAGGAGAATTGCAAAAGTGGAACCCATTAACTGAGGAAATAGAAATTGATTTTGAAAAACGGGAATCAGATGCGGTTATTGGTTACGCTGCTTACTTTGAGCTTTTAAACGGTTTCCGGAAAACAGTGTATTGGACAAAGGCGCAAGTTGAAAAGCATAAAAAGAAGTTTAGTAAGTCGGACTTCGGCTGGAAAAACGATTGGGATGCAATGGCATTAAAAACTGTTTTGAAAGCGATTCTGAGCAAATGGGGCATCTTGTCAGTGGAAATGCAGAAGGCTGTCATTGAGGACGATGAGGCACGAGAGCGCATTGACATCACTGACGAAATGTCTGAGCCAGAAATCATTGACGCAGAAGTATCAGAGGAAAAACCAAGTGCGCAGGATGCTGATCCTTTTGATGGCAAGCCTGTAGACATCAGCGACGATGACCTCCCATTTGATTAAGGTTAGTATCCCCTTCTGTTATAAGTGGCTGGCAGAAGGGGCACCCAATCGCGCGCAGCTGTTCCGTGCTTATGTTGAAGGCTATCTCAGAACAAATGAACCTGATTTGCGTTTAGTCCGCATCAGCGGAATGACAGCACTGTGTGAAAGGAAGTAGGTGAGCCATGAACTACCTGAAAGAAATGAACGGCTTCATGAATTGGCTAGAAACGAATCCGTTGTCTGCTACAACTCAAGCATTATGGTTTCATCTTATGCACATCAACAACAAGGCAGGGTGGCGGGAGTGGTTCACCACTTCAAACACTACTCTCCAAGCAAAGATTGAGATTTCCGAAAACACGTTGATCAAACACCGAAAGATGCTGATTGATCTTAAAAGAATTGAATATAAGCCGCAGGGGAGGAAAGCAGGGCAATACAGGCTGATCTCATTTGAAACGCCTGTAACGGAGCAGGAACCGTCGGAAAAGCCTGTTCCTGAACCGGCACCACAAGAAACGCAGGAGGTTGATCCAAAAATGAAAAATGCTTTTGAGCTATTTGAAAATAAGGTCGCTCGTTCTATCGGCTCCATTGAGGCGCAAAGAATCGGCTACATGGTGGATGATTACGGCGAAGAGAAGGTCATGGAAGCAATGAAACTGGCTTTCAGAAATAAAGGCAGCAATGTTGGCCTGAACTACATTGAGGCGATCCTGTCCAACCCATTAAGCCAAAAGAGAAAGGAGAAACAACAGTATGGCAATAAACAAAGCAGTCAGCATAGACACAGCGTTCCAAGCAATGATGAAGGGTCTTCAAGCAAAATCGCGTTCCTGGGAAACAGAACAGGCCGACTCAGAAGAAAAGGTTGAATATGAGTGCCCCGAGTGCAAGGATCGCGGCGTTGTGATTTATCGGGTTCACAAGGATACAAAATGGAATTTAGACAAACAGCTTGATCTATTAGTGCCTGAGAGCATGGTGCCGGAAGACGAATTTCTTTCAGGGAGGGTTTGTGCGCCGGATAAGGCCCGGGAATGGAAGGACACCTATTCCAAGCAGTGTGAATGTGTGAAACGGAAAAAAATAGCGCGGCTCATGGCAGCCAGCGGCATTACGGAGGAATTTGAAATGCTTTTATTCAGGAATTTCATTACAAACGGCAAGCCTCAAATGATCAAAGATGCCTATGAATGTGCTGTCGAATACTTCAAAGACTTTGAAAAGATCAAGGGAGAGCGTGCCAATAGCATTGCTCTGCTGGGACAGCCGGGCAGCGGCAAAACCCATCTGTTAACGGCCATCATGAACAATCTCATTAAGAAGAAATCAACTCACTGCCTGTACTTCCCTTACGTTGAGGGCATGAGTGACCTGAAAAATGACTTTGACCAGCTGGAAACAAAGCTGAATGCCATGAGAAAAGCAGATGTGCTGTTCATTGATGACTTATTCAAGCCAGTTGATGGGAAGCCAAGGGCAACCGAATGGCAAGTCGAACAGATCCAGTCAGTTGTGAATTATCGCTACTTGAATCATAAGCCTTTGTTGATCTCTTCTGAGCTCACAACGGACGATCTGCTGGACGTTGACGAGGCGCTGGGCTCTCGGATTTACCAGATGTGCAAGTATTACACGGTGATCATTCAGGGCAACCGGATGGAATTAAATCATAGATTGGGTGATTGGGATTGAACGAGAAAACGAACGTTATAGGATCCAAAGGAATGTATTTGTTCGGGCCTGCTGAACAAAAGGGCGGCAAGGACCTGACACCGGCTATCCGGGTGCTTGAGGAAAAGATAAGACAAATGGAGCTGATGCGCAGTGCTTAAAGCGGTGATCCTGCTGCCGGCCATCATACTCACGGCGCCAGCAAAAGAAAAACAGATTCAGCAATGGGAAGAAAATGACGGGAGGTAAGGAGAATGAGACAGATTAAATTCAGAGCATGGCATAAGAAATGGGACAGATTGATAAACGACATCTTTTTAGGAGATAGCGAAGTCAAATTCCCTATTGGAAACACTAGTGACATTTTAGACATAAACGAAGAATACTCAAACTTAATTTTTCAGCAATACACCGGATTGAAGGACAAAAACGGCCGGGAGATTTATGAGGGAGACGGCTTTATAGCAAAACATAAATCAGGAAAGGTTCATAAGGGAACGGTCAAATATGACTTATCGTTTGTTTTCGATATTAAGGATTTTGAAGAATTGTTCATTAATGGCGTAGGAGCCGTGAAAACTAACCGTAACTTTAATATTCATTCGTTTGTTGAATGGTTTGATGAATTTGAAGTCATCGGAAACATTTATGAAGATCCAGAGCTTTTGGAGGCCTCACATGCCAGCAAATAAATACGGAGCCAGAAAAACACAGGTGGACGGCATCACGTTCGATAGCCGGGCCGAAGCCAAATATTATGAGCAGCTGAAATGGCTCAAGGTGAGCAAGCAGATCAAAGATTTTAAGCTGCAGCCACGGTTCCTGCTACAAGAAGCATTCAAAAAGAACGGCAAAACTTTTCGGAAGATTGAATATATTGCAGATTTTGAGGTTCATAACTTGGACGACAGCATTGAGATCATTGACATCAAGGGCGTGGAAACAAAGGAATTTGCCATCAAACGCAAGTTGTATGAGCGGCTTTACGATACGCCACTCAAGGTGCTGGCTCTGGATAAGTCACTCGGCTTCATCGAGCTGGACGAGCTGAAAAAACTCAAAAGAAAGGCGGGAAAGTCCACTGCTAAACGTGGTAATCGCAGACGATCGGCCGTTGTGGGTGCAGGAAGAAGATAAGCTCATGGCCTGTATGACACGTTGCTCTCAGTTTAAGGCATGCGCCAGCCGAATGGGTTCTGATTGCAAGAAGCTCGGCGGCACGGAAATTCCCAAAATCAATGGAGGAGGCAAATATCATGGAACAGCAAAGCATCAATCCTTACAAGCCAGGACCGGTTGAGGAATGGAAGATGACGCCGGAACAGCTGGCCGAATACGTGAAAAAACACCCGATCGTTTACCGGGAGGATCTGAAACCATCGCCAGCATTCACGATGGCCGGATGGAAACCGGATCACTATTAAACACAAAAAAAGCACCGAAGCGTATGCCCCGATGCATTGATATGAACTGGTACTTCTATCATAGCACATGCACAGGGGGCGCGCTAGGTGAACAAACCACAAGAAATTAATTTAAGCAAAGATATCACAATTGAACAGGCAATTAAGCCGGGCAAAATACAGATTCTTATTCTAGATGGGAACGAGGGCACTGCACATGTCCTTGAAGCCCCGGAACACGGTGAAACAATCATTCAAACAATTAAGGGCGGTCTGTCTCGTTTAGATTATAGGATCGGCCACAAATTCAAATAGCAGGGGCTTTCCCCTGCGGGGGAGGAACGGAATGGATAAATTACAGGAAATAAAAAATAGATTTTCAATAGCAACTTCACTTTATAAAAAGAAAATTGATGTTAATTGGTCCACTATTCTTGAGGATCAAGAATTTCTAATTCAATCAGTAGAAAAACAGCGGGAAATCATCGAGGAAAACAAACGCCAGCAGGAAGTAACGGTTCATCAATTCCGGCAGGCTCAGAAAGAGCTTCAGCGGCTTAATAAAGAGAACGACAGGTTTAGAAAAGCCTTTCATCAATTCGTAAATATGAAAACAGTTAGAACTGCGCCTGAGTTAGTAATTCAAAGGTATTCCCGATATGCGCAAGAGCTTCTTGAAGGCAGAGGAATGGAGGGTGATGCAGAATGATTCCTCTACAAGTTGAGCTTCAGCGGGCAGTCAAATCCACGAAAGACGAAGCGATGACCATTTACGAGGCGGCCGAACACTTAAAGGTTAATGTCGAGGAAGTGCCTATGATCGTTGCTCAGGCTGATGATCTGAAAATGATAGGCAATGACGCAATTATTGCGAAAAGAGACAAGACAAATGGCTGGCTCATTGGGGCAATGGTTTTGGTTTTATTCTTTGCAATTGCAGTCGGCTGGGAATAGGGGGATGACAGCATGATCAAGCAGAATTACGACGATGGCAAAAAGCATATACACGTTCTTTCGTACGGAGGGGGCACACAATCAACGGCCCTTCTCCTTATGGCTCTGAAAGGTGAAATAAATGGCGTTATTCCTGACTATATCATTTTCTCTGATACTGGCTGGGAGCCACAACACGTTTATGACTGGGTCAATAAAGTAAACGAGCACATCAAAGCAACATATGGGCGGGAAATCATTTTCACAGATAACGGAAACATTCGTGATGACATAGTTCAAGGTGCTGAGACAGGTAATAGGTTCGCCAGTATTCCATTCTTTACTCGTGATTCAAAAGGTGAAATTGGCATCGCCCGCCGGCAATGTACCAACGAATATAAAATATTACCCGTTAACCGGAAAATCCGTTCATTGCTCGGATACAAGCCGAGGCAGCGCATTAAAGAAGTCGTTCACCTATGGAAAGGCATTAGCACTGATGAAATTCAGCGGGTAAAGCCGAGCCGGGAAAGCTGGCAAGTAGCCGAACATCCTTTGGTTGATGTGGCTTTCATAGATCGGTCACGCTGCATTACTTACGTTGAACGTGAAGGGCTCGGGACCCCGGCGAAATCCAGCTGCATTGGCTGCCCTTTTCATGACTTCAATGCTTGGCGTGACATGAAGATGAAAGACCCGGATTCATGGAAAGACGCGGTGGAAATAGATCGGCTTATCCGGAAGCTGCCACGATTCAAAAATAACGCCTTCCTGCATAAGTCTGGAAAGCCTTTGGAGGAAGTTAATTTCAATGAGGATCAGCTCGACATTGATCACTTTCTGAATGAGTGTGAAGGGATGTGCGGTGTGTGATCGAATACAGCTGCCCTGAATGTGGTCACAACGAATTAGATATAAAAATCCGCCCAGATGCACGCTGCCCGAAATGCGGCTGCAGCATGGGCGTTGAGGAGGAAATAGCGTGAAAATAGGGAGCATGTCATCATCCGAAAGTAAACCATGTGCATTATGCAATAGAAAAACTAGCAGTTATAAAATCTATGAACAATCCAACATAGTTTTAAACATTCCTCTGTGTGACACAGCTGAAAGAAAGTGTTTTAGCAAAGTAGATGTGAAAAACATTGCTTCATTCGCTTTAAAAGTGATCAAAAAAGATATTCAGGAGGATGCACAATGAATCTAGAAAAAATGTTCGAAATGCAAAAGGCGCTTGATGAACGGATCATTAAAGAGAAGGGGCTGGAAGGTCAGGACTTGTTGCCAAACCTTATTCTCGCTTTACAGGTGGAGCTGGCCGAGTGTGCGAATGAATGGCGCGGCTTTAAGCATTGGAGTAATGACCGTGAGCCTAGAATTTGTGTAATAGATAAAAAGGGACAGACTGCAAAAGAATATTATAAAAACCCACTGCTTGAGGAATACGTGGACTGCCTGCATTTTATCTTGAGTATCGGAAATCGGCTTGGTTGGAATGACACTGACACCATAGATGATGTAGTTGTACAGCATTTAATATCTGACAAAGGGTTTGACACAGCAAAAACATTCTCCTGCTTGTTATCCATTGCTTATGGATTCCATTTTAGCAATGTTGAAAAGCGAACATATATCAGCTTGTTTACAACGTTCTTTGAATTAGGCAACAAGCTCGGCTTTAAATGGGAACAGATCGAAGCTGCTTACATGGACAAAAACGCCGTCAATCATCAGCGGCAGCAGGAGGGGTATTGATGAACCACACCGACAACCCGATCATTTCAGCCGTTATCTGCAAACTAAACGCACAACAGGAAAAGGGGCTTGCCAAGTACGGCCAGCCCGTCCAAGTTAGTGCCTATGACCTGCGCGGCTGGTTGCAGCATGCACTTGAAGAAACACTTGATCATGCAGTCTATCTGGAAGCGGCTATCCAAACAATTGAAGGGGGAAGAACAATGAATTTCTATGAAATCAATGAACCATATTACGCGCTTCTCAAAGCGAAAGACGAGGCGGATGCTGAAAGGATTTACAACGAGCAAATTGCTGACACGGACGATTACGAAAATTTTCAAGACGATGAAATCCGAGAAGTAGAACGAGACTATGCTCTCATTATGTTTTCGCGAACAAAGGATGAAGATGGGAAGCTTGTTTCTTACACTCGTATTTCAGAGGATTTCAACAATCCGGACATTGAAGTCCTTATCATGGACGGTTCGCTCCTATGAACACAGCATACAGAGTTTGGGACGGCGAGCAGATGCATTATTGGGATGATGAAGGGATAAGTTTGGGAATTATCGGTACTCAGTGGGTTTTGTGGCGTAATGATAGATATGGTTTCCCGAATATCATTACAGGAAGTCATGAAGAAGGATCGGTATTAATGTGGGGCACAGGCGTTAAGGATGAAACTGGAAAAATGATTTATCCCGGCAATGAGATCGAATTCTATGTAGAGGGTTTTTCCATCCCTTCTAAAATGGTGAGATTGACCAAAACAATCGAAACATCAGGAGGAATCCACAATGTACCGGGTGACTACGGAGAGAATATCAGAATCATTGGTGATGTTTACGAAAAGAAGGAGGGCGCGGAATAATGGCATTTCACAAAGAAGTGATTGAGACTATATACAAAACGGTTGTTATTTGCGATAAGTGCGGTAAAGAGAAGGTTTTAAACATAGGGCATCCGTTATCGTGGGAGGGGCATATGAACGGCGCTTTACACCATGATTACACATTCACGGAGAAGGGGAACGGTTTTGAAACTCTATGCCCCGCATGTCAGAAGGAGGGCGCGGAGAATGGGGAGTAACCTATGATTCTCAGGATACTGTTTCTGCTGATGGGATGCGGATTTTGGACATATTTCCAACACGATTACCGGCCAGACATGAAAGCGAACATTGCTTTGATCGGGGCAATCATTTCATTCACGGCTGCGGCTTACTTTAAAGATATTGATAAGTATATAGAGAAGAGGGAAGACAAATGATATTAGTTCTGGTTCTAGTTCTATATCTAGTATCCATACCATTTGCTTGGTTAATGACAAAGTTAGGGCATCAAATTGCTTTTAAAAGCATATCACCGAATCTTTCAGATGCTGTAATTGTATTTATTCCAATTTTAAATATTTTTGCTGGTGTGTTTTATTTAGTTGAGATTTTAAAAACTAAATATAGACGCAAAGTTGATGCCAGTAAATTCTTTAAAATATAGAAAGCAACATAAAGAGTCTAGTATAATAATACCTAAAAAGGGGTTTATTATGAGCTGGGCACAATTTTACACTATAGGATTAACTGCAGTTTTTTCAGCACTATTTTCAGCAATCTTTGCAAATGTCGCAACATATTTAAAAGAAAAGAAACTACGTAATGAAAATGCATCAGTAAAATACAAAGAAGAAGCATTGAGCAAAATTTATACACCTATATATAGAATAGTTACGAAAGAATTATATACGGCAAAAGGATATGACGGTTTAAATCATGAACAAATCACTCAGGTAAAAGGTTTTGTTGATAACTTCCCTGAATATTGCACAGCAGAATTAATTCATTTAGTAAATCATCTGTTTGATGATTCAGCAAGATTAGATGACATGGCTAAAATGGGATATTCTGAACCGTCAAAAGTTGATGGGGATAGCAGACTTTATAATTATGTAACAAATAAATTTAATTCGATTAGAAAAGAATTAGGGATGATAACTAAATAAATGGTCCAAGACGGAAAGCCTGCGGACACTGATCGCTGTACAGAGAAATCTGTGCTTTGGTCGGTGTCCTTTTTTTATTTCGCAACTATCTGGATGTCTATCGCGATTACTAGCAGTGAAAGGAGTGATGAGACATGAAACAGTCCAAAAAGAAACCATCACAGAAGCAACAGGAGCGCTCAGATCGTTTCTGGCAATCAATGATGAACACAAACATGCAAACACTCAGACGCGGCAAAGGCGGCGCTTATAAACGCAGAAAGTAAAAGGGGAGTTTCAGGATGAAATATGGATTCGCTTATAAAAACGGAAAGCTTGTGAATATCTTTTGCGGAAAAGAAGAGCTCTATAACGAGCTGAAAGCCTTCTTGGTCAAAACCTTCAGTATCAGCGTGAAAGAGGTATCGAGGCTTCAATATGTCGCAGAGCAAAAAGCAAACAACTGGAATGACACTTACTCTATTTAACTATCAGGAGGGAAAGCACTATGACAGATCAAATGATTGCATGGGAGATTGAGGAATGGATTCGTGATTATAAATTCATGCTGCGGGAGATTTCACGACTAACACGCATTCTGGATACAGCAGTAATATCCAGTGTTACGGGAACAAACGGAGTATCTCAGTATGGCATTGAGGCGACACTGCCAAAAGGGAGTAAGGGCATCAGCCAGGCTGAATTAAGACAGTTGGACAGGAGAGAAAAGCGACTTTACAAGTTCGAAGCTATCGTTGATTTCCTTGATAGAGCAATTGAGGAATTGACTGATGAAAAACACCGAATTGTTTTAGATTGTATGCTTGATGGCATGAAATATCGTGAAATAGCTTTACACCTTGGCGTCTCCCGGGAAACGGTCAGAAGGATCAAAGAAAAGATCGTGTGCCATTTGTGCGAAGTGTGCCAAACGTGTCAGCTTTTGCAATTGTTGAAACAGATAAAATCGGCGGTGTAAAATGGGAGGCAGGATCGGCGCGGCGGATTATTCCTTCGTCACCACCAATTTCATATAGTGATCTTTAACCTCAGCAGCATTATTTAGTTGCTGAGTTTTTATTTTGTGGAAAAAGGAGTGAGTGACATGGATTCAAAGGGTTTTAAACTTACAGTCACAGTAGATGGAAAGAATTTGGATGACTACACTGTTAAAATAGACACGAACGGTCTGCAAAAAGAATTTAACGAATTGCGGAAAGAATACGCCGACCTTAAGGCGGAATATGACCAAAGAGTAAAAGAGCTGGCTGAAATCAGCGGATATATTTCAAAACTTGCATATAATTATGACTTCAAAACAATCCCGAATGGTGCACCACTGCATTATTTTCATGAATTTAGAATGATCGCTAACATTGTGGGCGCAGGAATTCCGAAAGCTCCATACACTTGTGTGAATTTTCCACAGGCTATTATTGAGGAAGCTTAATGACACTAGGAAACTTACTCAAAAGGATATCGCCAGAAGCTTTTAAGGCTGTTCACGAGAAGGATCGGAACAAGATGATTCTGTTAACTTTTGATGGCGGATGGAGCAACATTGACGGAAGGGTAAGGGTTGACGAGTGCACAATTGTCATTACCCCTGAGACTGAAACTTTATTTGATTGAAACCAATCGGCGGCACTGTAAATTTACGGGGTCGCTTTTTATATTCTTTGTAAACTGAGTCCAGTGAATCTCAGATAAGACTATTGGCGGCTGACGGCCTCTGAGTTTGGGCTCGGTTTAGAGGGAATATCTTTTCCAAAACAACACGAATCAGAAGGGGGCGGCGGTGAATGTAGATGGCTGAAAAGCACATTCAGGCGTATAAGGATTACGTCAAAGGCATGAAATACAAGGACCTTGCCGAGAAATACGGGGTGTCGGTGAACACCATTAAATCGTGGAAGCAGCGGCATGGTTGGGAAAGGAAAAAGGGTGCACCCTCTGAAAAAAGTGTGCACACAAAAAAAGGCGGGCAACCGGGCAACAAAAATGCATTAGGGAACAACGGCGGCGCACCACAGAGGAATCAAAATGCTGTGACTCACGGCTTTTTCTCTAAATTCCTGCCAGAAGAAACGCTTGAAATCATGGAAGAGATTCAGGAGCGTTCGCCTGCTGATATGATATGGGATCAAATTCAGCTTCAATATGCAGCTATTATCAGAGCGCAGCGCATTATGCACGTGCAGGATAAAGACGATATGACTAAGGTTTTGAAAAAAGAGAAGCCGGGTGCATTTGGCGATGAGCAAGAATGGGAGTTTCAATTCGCTTGGGATCGTCATGCAACCTTCCTGAATGCTCAATCACGGGCAATGGGAGAGCTCCGGAGCTTGATAAAGCAATTTGACCAGCTGGCCCATGAACAAGATGAGCGGCGCCTTAAATTGGAGCAGATGCGCTTGAATATCGACAAGACAAAGGCAGAAGTAGAACGCCTGACAAATAAAGACGATGATTCGTCATTTGAAATTATCATCAAGGATAAGGGGGGACGCTGATGGAAAAAGAGGTGAATCCCCGTTTTAGAAACTTTCTTTTTGATTGGTCACAAAAGTTTTATTTCCTTGTTGGTGGTTATGGATCATCCAAAAGCTATCATGTTGCTTTGAAGATTGTTCTGAAATTGCTCAAGGAAAAGCGAACAGCCTTGGTGGTTCGGGAGGTTTATGACACCCACAGAGATTCGACTTTTTCCCTACTCGAAGAGATCATTACCGACATAGGGTTGGATCATAAAATCCGATGCATTACCTCACCTATGCAGATACGCTTTCCAAACGGCAGCAAGATCATCTTTAAAGGGATGGACAAGCCGGCGAAGCTGAAATCGATCAATAATATTTCGATTGTATGGATTGAAGAGTGTTCAGAAGTAAAATATGACGGCTTTAAAGAGCTGTTAGGGCGTTTACGGCACCCGACTTTGCAACTCCATATGCTTTTATCTACAAACCCTGTCAGTAAAGGGAATTGGTCGTATAAACACTTTTTTAAAGATGACACGAATCAGTTTTTTGTCTTGGATGACGAAGAACTTTACAAAGAGAAAACGATCATAAGAAACAAAACCTATTATCATCACTCGACTGCTGATGATAATTTATTTTTGCCTGAAAGCTATATCGAGCAGCTAGAAGACTTAAAAACACATGACCCAGACCTTTACCGCATTGCCCGGAAAGGTCGTTTTGGCGTTAACGGAAAACTTGTTCTGCCGCAGTTTGAAGAGCGGCCACATGAAGAAGTTATGAATGCAATAAGAGCAATTGACAGGCCTGTTCTGAAGAATGGTATGGACTTCGGTTTTGTTGATTCTTATAACGCTCTGGTTCGGATGGCTATCGACCATAAGGAAAAGATTCTGTACATCTACTGGCAATATTACAAAAACGATACGACCGATGACAAAACAGCTGAGGACTTAAAAGAACTTAAGCGCGTTTTGATCAAGGCCGACAGTGCCGAGCCTAAAACAATTAGATTCTTTAGGCAGCAGGGCTTCCTCATGAAACCTGCAAAGAAGTTTCAAGGTTCACGCCTGCAATACACCAAGAAGGTGAAACGATTCAAAAAAATTATCTGTTCCGATCAATGTCCGGATGTCGTTAGGGAACTCAAGGACCTCACGTTCAAAGTGGACAAAGACGGAAACATAATCGAAGACGAATTCAACATTGATCCGCATACATTCTCGGCCATTTGGTACGGCTTAGATGATTATGAGGTATCTAGCCTTAAAGGGCATGGGGTAACAAGGAGGTTTAGAGGTTGATAAAGTTCTTAGATCAGATCAGAGCTTCAGGCATTACACCTGAATTGATTGCAGAAATCATCGAAGCACATAAAAACGATCATGACAGAATGAAAAAACTATATGATCGTTACCAGGCTGAGGTCCAAGGCGTACCGATCCTAACCAGAGAAGCCATTGAATACGAGGATTTTGAGACCGGCCATGTTAAGCGGATAGATCATAAGGTCAATAACAAACTCAATAACTCGTTTGATTCAGACATAGTTGATACAAAAGTGGGCTATCTCTTCGGGCATCCGATTACTTATGAGTTTGACGATAAGCGAGAGACTGGCACTACTTCAACCAGAAAGCAAATGATTGATGACTTCAACACTCTGAATAATATTGCTGACGAAGATAGTGAATGGGGGAAGATGGCTACCATTTGCGGTTACGGAGCTCGGCTGGCTTACATTGACCGAACCGGTAACGAACGAGTCAAAAATATTGAACCATGGGAAGCTGTTTTCCTCAGCGATGGGAATATTCATGAACCAGAATATGCTTTGCGTTATTACGAGACATATAACGGGCAGCAAAAAGCAGAATTTTATGATGGGAAAATGATTTATTATTTCAGTACGAAGGATAGTTCAGCTTTTACTTTGGACGACAAACAGCCTCATATGTTTGATGGCTGCCCTTTATTCGGGCTGGCAAACAATAAAGAGCTCAAAGGCGATGCCGAGAAGGTATTGTCTCTTATTGATGCCTATGACCGGACACTGTCAGACGCCTCTAATGAAATTGAGCAGTACAGACTGGCGTACTTGATCCTAAAGGGACTGGGAGCCGATGAGGACACACTCCAACAGCTTAAAAAGACTGGGATTCTTGAACTCTACGATGAAAAAGACGATGTCAGTTATCTGACAAAGGATATAAACGACGCGATCATTGAAAATCACTTAAACCGTCTGGAAGAAAACATTCTCCGTTTTGCAAAGTCGGTCAATTTCTCTGATGAATCATTTGGCGGGAATGTCACTGGCGTTGCAATGAAATTTAAATTGATGGCGCTTGAGAATAAATGTATCACGATGGAACGGAAAATGACTGCTGCCCTCCGTTATCAATACAAGTTGATCTTTTCAGCTTGGGCAACGAAAAATAAAGCCAAAGCAGAAGACTACTTGAAAGTCTGGTTCGGATTCAAGCGTAACCTTCCAGCCAACGTTCTTGAAGAGGCACAGACAACATCGCAGCTTAAAGGATTAATCAGCGAAGAAACACGCCTTTCTCTCTTGTCCTTTGTCGATGATGTTCAGTATGAGCTTCATAAGATGAAAGAGGAGGAAGAGGAGTACAGGAACAGCATGCCACCGTTGACTGATATCGAAACAGATACGGGCGGTGATGAAGATGAACCAGAATGATATTGATAAGTACCTGGATGACATGATCACAGAGGACGCGAAAAAGATTGATGTCGTTTTTGCTCAACGGCTAAAAGAGATCAATCAACAAATCGCGGCCCTTTATGCGAAATACAGCAGAGATGGTCAGCTATCCATGGCTGATATGAATAAATACAACCGGTTCAAAAAAGAAATGGAGCGCATGACTGAGGAATCCAGCAAGGCATTCAAAACTATCCTCACAATCGTTGAGGCTTTGGCTGCTAAGCAATTCCTTGAGAGTTACATGCGCTCTGCCTATTTGTACGAGATGGAAGCTGCGGTTGACTTAGGCTTCAGCATTCCTACTGTCGAAGTAATCAAGCAGGCCATATTAAACCCGATAGCTGAACTGACTCTCTCAGCTTTGTATAAGCGCCACAGAGATGACTACGTCCGGCAAATACAGATTTCAATTGCTCAAGGGATTCAAGCTGGTGAAGATTACTCCAAGATTGCCCGACGTATTGAGCAGACGACCGAATTTGCCCGCAGAAAAGCTCGTGACGTGGCGAGAACAGAGACTCATAGGGTACAAGTCTCGGCGAGGATGAAAAGCGCTGAGCAGGCTTCTAAAAAGAGCAAACTCGAAAAGATGTGGAATGCAACACTTGATCTGAAGACTCGTTCCGGCCACAGAAAGCTGGACGGCAAGACTGTTGGACGAAACGGCCTATTCAAATCAATATATGGCGGCGTCGGACCGGCTCCGGGGCACATGAATAATGCCAAGGATGATATTAACTGCCGTTGTACGATTGCTTTCAAAGTAAACGGCGTGCTACCGGATACAAGAAGGGCCCGTAAGCGCGGCAATGGTGCTGGCGAGACCATCCCATACCAAACCTATGAAGAATGGTACAAATCAATTGAGAAAAAAGGGGATTAACATGACTGAAAATAATGAAATCAATTGGCGTGAGAAAGCGATAGATGCAATGAGAAAATGCGTAAACTTGCTTGAAAGAATCGAGAGCGAAACCGAGAACGAGCTATTTTGGGAGGGGGACATAAAGTGAAAGATAATTTTTATTTGAGTGATGATGAGAACGAACGAATCAAGCGATTAATAGAAATGCAGGCCGTCGCTGCCCAGTTTGAAGATAAAAAAGGATATGACGAAATTTATTGTGAACTGAAACGATCACTTTTTGTATGTGAAAAATAACAGTCGCCGAGCAGCGTTTTCTATTTTGTCCTGAGCATGACGTTAAAAGGCTTATTTTTCATGCACTCATAACAGGCGCGCACTGTAGAGGGCGAAGGAGGAAGAACTGTAATGCCAACTTTAGAAGAAGTGAAAAAATTTCTCGAAGAAAATAAAGAGAACGAAGAAGTAAAAGCATTTGTAGGAGAACTTTCGGCCGTATCAGCAGATAAGGTGGAAGGGTTCCTCGAAACAGACGAAGGGAAACGACTCATTCAGCCACGGTTGGATTCCCATTTTACGAAAAGCCTTGATACGTGGAAGGCGAACAACCTCGATGCTCTGGTTGATGCAAAAGTAAAAGAGCTTTATCCGGAAGAAACAGAGGAACAAAAGCGTATCAGGAAGCTGGAAAAAGAGCTGGAAGATCAGAAGACAGCAGCACAACGTGAAAAGCTTTTAAACAAAGCTGTCTCTTATGCTTCTGAAAAGCAACTGCCGGCAGATGTAGTGGAATTCTTTATCGGTGAGGATGAAGAATCAACGATGAAGAACCTCGGAACATTCGAAGAAAAGTACAATGCTGCACTTCAAAAGGCGATTGAATCCAAGTTTCAAGAGAACGGCCGTGATGTTCAGTCCGGCAGCAATGAATCGACAAATCAAAATTTAGATATTAGCTCGCTTGCAGCTGAAGCAAGTATTAGAAAATAAGGAGGGCTATAAATATGCCAACATTCGATCCAAACAATGTATTGATGCAAGACGCAGTAAACGGGAAGGTCCCAACTGAACAAGGAACCCTAGTTTTAAGGAAGTTTATGACGCAATCGGCGGTTACACAACTAGCAAAATTTGAAGAAATGAATAAACCGGTGAAAGAATTCACGTATTTAGCTTCTGGACCAGGCGCTTATTGGGTTGGAGAAGGCGAGAGAATCCAAACGTCTAAGGCTCAATGGTTAACTGCAAAAATGGTTTCTAAGAAATTGGGTGTTATCATCCCTGTTTCTAAAGAATTCCTGCGCTACTCTGTCACTGATTTCTTTACACAAATGCGTGATGCAGTTGCTGAAGCCTTTGCAATTCAATTTGACCAAGCAGCTTTATTTGGTATCAATTCACCATTCGGTGAAGGCGTTTCAGTATTTGAAAAAATTAAGGCATCTGGTAACACTGTTGCTTTAAACTCACTTGGCAACCTATATGACGAGCTTAATGGAGTAATGGCGCTAGTTGAGGATGCTGATAAGGATGTAAACGGCTTTACTACTACACGCCGATTCCGTCAAAAACTCCGCGGCACTAAGGACGGTAACGGGCTTCCAATCTTTAACGATGCGACAGGCGGCGCAACATCGCAGGCCCTTGGGCTTCCGATCGGCTACGTTAATTCCAAGTCATGGGATTACGATAAAGCGGCATTGCTTGCGGCAGATTGGAATTATACTCGGTACGGTATCCCACAAGGAATGGAGTATAAAATCTCTGAGGATGCAACGTTAACTACTGTTGTCGATGAAAATGGCGAACCTATCAACTTGTATGAGCGTGACATGGTTGCTCTTCGTGTGACTCAGCAAGTCGGTTTCATGACATTGACTGATGATGCGTTTGCAGCTATTACTCCAGCAACGGGGGCGTAAGCTTATGGGATACACATCTAAAAACTATAAGACAAATAACGGCGACAAATTGGTGATCGGCGGCGAATTAGAGATCAAATCAGGCGCAAAAGTGACCGGCTTGCCCGGTTCAACCCCTTCTGCTAAAAGTATCACTTCTGAAATGATTGGCGACGGAGAAGTGAAAAACATCAATATTGGTGATGGTTCTGTTCAAAGTCGAAACATCGGAACTAGCAGTGTGCAAAATGCCAATATCGCTGCAAAAGCTGTTACGTTAGCCAAGCTTGGTGATGATGTAACAGCAAAACTCACTGATATTGAAAACCGTCTGAAAGCACTGGAAGGAGGAAGCGCGTGATATGAAAGCATCTAACGGTTCCAAAACAATTGAATGCACTGAAAAGGCTTTTGAGGTGGTTTACTCACATATTGGGTTTAAGAGAGTGGAAGAGGTCAAGAAGCCAGCTGCTGATCTTTTTGATATGACTGAGGCTCAACTGCAGAAAGTAAACAAAGATGAGATTATTGCTTTCTTGAAAGAGAATGAATACGAGTTTGATCCAAAAGCGCCTAAAGACGAACTGATAAAAATTGTCTTAGGTGAAGAGTAGGTGATTCAGTGGACATCGGACAAGTAAAGCGAATGACAGGGATTAAGACAGATAGACATGACGAATATTTGTCTGAAATAGTCCCTAATTTGATTGAGTATGCGAGTGACTTTTGTAATAACAGTTTCGATCCGGAGGCTTTGCCAGCTGGCGTGAAGCTTTTTGTTGCGAAGGCTACAGAATATAACATGACTCCTTCTGGACTCTCGGGGAGAAGCATGGGGGATGTATCGTATTCGTACAATACAGAATTTCCTCGGTATATTACAAAGCACCTTACACCATATCGAAGGCTGAGAGTTAAATGATTTATGAGGAATTTCCCCATGAAATCACGTTTCAGCGGATGGGTAAGGTGCCGGACGGCGGCGGTGGTTATGAAGAAGGTTACGTTGATTACACCACAACTGAAGCTTTAGTCAGTGGCGTCAGTTCTCGGGAATATTATCAGGCTCAGCAGCTGCAAAACCCGGTTGAATGCAACGTGTATTTCCCTTATCGGACTGATATTGAGAAGACAATGAGGATCATTTACGAAAACAAGATCCTCATTCTCAAATCAGAGCCTATTGACCAAGGCGGTATGCATGAGGTCTTGAATCTTAAATGCCAGGTATCAGGGGTGCTGGAGTCTGATGGCAAGAGTTAGCGGCAGATGGGTCAGGCAAATGCGCAGAGCCACTGAAGAGTTCAGGAACAATGTGATTGAAGAAGCCAAACGGATTGTAACTGACACAGCCGAGCTGATTTACAGTAATGCCGTTTTAAATGCTCCAACAGCCATGATCGACGGCGGGAACTTGAAAAATTCAATAGAAATCGATTATCGTGACGGCGGCTTAACGGCCGTTATTTCTGTTGGTGCTGATTATGCAATTTATGTCGAATACGGTACCGGAATCTATGCGGAGGACGGAGGCGGCCGGCAGACTCCTTGGGTCTATTATGATACCAAGCTTAACCAATGGGTTATGACGCGAGGGATGCGGGCCCAGCCGTTCTGGAATCCGTCTATTGAGGAAGGTATGCGGTACTTCGCCAGTCAAATGTGATAGAAAGGGGCTGTCATTATGCGGTCAGCCATGTGGCCGTTGCAGACGGCTATATTTCAAAGGCTATCAACTGATAAAGAGCTGAATGCACGCGTCACTGGTGTGCTTGATGCAGTCTCGAAAGATCAGAAAAAGCCATATGTGACAACAGGCGATGATGACGTTTCGCCATTTGAAACAAAAACGTCTAAAGGTGAGATCATCAATGTTGTTCTCCATTGCTGGAGCGACTACAACGGTAAAAAAGAAGCGATGCAGATCCTTGATTTGATGCTGCAAGCAATAACCAGAGAGCCCCTAAATTTAGAGGGCTTTTCTTTATGCCGTTCTGAGATGCGCGGCATGCAGGTGATCACCGACATTGACGGATACACCCGGCACGGCATTCTCAGGATGCGGTACACAATAAACAATTGAGAGGATGAAGGAAATGCCACAATTATTGAATGGTAAAGATGAAATTTATTTCGTTCAGCCGATGGATGCACAAGGAACAGAAGGGCTGTTCATTGCCTTCCAAACAGAAGGGTCACACACAAAAGAACAGGACACGCTGGATGAATCCACAAAGTCAGGCCGTATTGTCGGTTACGGAACAAAAAACGAATCTTTTGAGCTAACTTATTATGCTGCTGTTTCAGACCCGGGGCAGGAAGCAATTGAGACAGCCTACGACAATGAAAAGGCTATCAAAGTATGGAAGGTCAATAAAAACAAAAATAAAAATGATAAGCACAATGCAGTCTATGGTCATGCCATTATTGAGAGTTTAGAGGTTAGTCAGCCACAGGATGGATTCGTTGAAACTTCAGTGACATTACCGGTACTGGGCAAAACTTTCAAAGGTGAGCTGGATCCATTACCTGATGAAGTTCTTGCGGCAATTGAGTCTTCAGCTGGTGCAACGAAATTTGAGCAGTTTGGCACCACAACTACACCCTAAGGCGCCCCAAAATCTATCGTTCACGGCTACTACTGACAGCGTGACCGTGAAATGGGATGCGGTAGATGGGGCAACGTCATACAAAGTGTACAGAGGAGCCAACAAGCAACTTGATGCTACTGTCACAGGCACATCCCACACACTGACAGGCATTGCGGCAGATACCCAGCTGACGGTCAATGTCTCTGCGGTTAACGATGCTGGGGAATCACCGATGACCGAGATTATTACGAGAACTCAAGCGACTGCGCCCTGATACACCCCGTAACATAACCATGACAAGCGTCACTTCAAATCAAGTGGGATTCAAATGGGACGCGGTGAAAGGGGCGACCTCGTACAACATTTACAGATATTATGCAAAGATAGCAACTGTCACGATAAACTCATATCTCTCCAATCCGACTCTTAAACCCGATAGTTCATACATTTTCAATGTTTCCGCGGTAAATGCCGCCGGGGAATCGGCTTGGTCAGAGAAATTCACGATTCGCACAAATAAAGAAGAAGCATAGGAGCCCTGCTGTTGCCAGGGCTCCTTTTAATACAAAAATTTGGAGGTTTTATATATGGCTCACTTAACAATTGACGGAAAAGATTATGCTGCACGCTGTGATTTTGCATTCGACAGAACAGCGAATGAGAAATATGCGAAAGAAGATAAAAACGGTGATAAATCAGGCGGCACATTAACGATTTACAACAGCTTACTGAATGATGATGCGGTTTACCTTTCTGCATTTTGGGATTGCGCACTTGCTCACTTGAAAAAAGGCAAGCCGTCTGTCGAGCAGATTGAGGATGCTATCGCCAAGATCATCGAAGAAGATGAAACTGGAAACGCCGTTGATGAGATGGTGAAAGAAGCTTTTAACACACTGGATTCAGCGGGTTTTTTCAAAGGAAAGATCCGTCAGCAATGGAAGATGATGAACAAGCTGGCGAAACCGAAGAAGGTCAGCCCGAACGAGACTCCGGAAATGGAAGCGAAGCGTCTGGAGGAAGACGAAATGAACAAGGACATGCTGGAGACGATGGAAGAAGCGTACAAAGAGAAGACGGGATCGACTATCTCCAAGTAATTGAAAATGCAGCTCGTTGGATGGGTGTCTATGACAACGATGTCATTATGTCATGGACTCCAAATGAGTATAAACGAAAGCTAAAAGCAGCCAAACTCCGTGAAATTGACGAGATGGAAAAATTGGCGAGAAATGCAATGTTCCATCGTTATGCTTTGAACGAAAAGAGACCAAAAGAGTCTAAGATGTTTGACGCTAGAAAAGCCCGTAGAGAGCTTGAGCGTTCTCTGACAAGCGAGGAAAACAAATGGCGTGAATCAGACATAAACAAGCTTGGTCCGAGAGCTAAAGGCGTGCAGATGTTAAACGACGCTGTACGGTCTTATTTCGGAAGACAATCAAAGGAAAAGGGGTGAGGGTATGATCGAGAGGCTTACTGCTGTTATAGAAGCTCAGACGCAGAGGTTCAACAGAAGTATGAACCGAGTCAATGACATGATGCGTCGTATGGCTGATACCCATACAGTTGAAGTTGAAGCAGAAACTGCAAGCTTCCAAGCGCGAGTCAGACAAGCAGAGCAGCAGATCGACAACTTTATTCATCGGCATCAGAGAACCCGAGTCGATTTAGACGCAGACTCTGACGACGTACAACGGGCAGTATCGGCGGCGCGAACAGAACTTGCATCATTGCCCAACAGGGTTACAACCAACATTAACGGGAATACATCAGATTTAACTCGCGCAGTCGCTACTGCACAAACTGAGACTAGATCCTTACCGAACAGAGTTTGGATCTTCATAGAAGCTCGTACTGATCGATTCGAAAACTCTATGAATCGTCTGGCTAAAATCACGAACTCCGTTTCTACTGTAATAGGCCATTCACTTGCAGGGGCATTTACATCTGCGTTGCCTGCGATTTCTCCGGTTCTTGCCAGCATTACTGGCGCTATAGGCTCACTGGGCCCGATGCTTGGTGTGGCAGCTGGTGGAGTTATGGGGCTAGGAAGTGCCTTTGCAGTAGCAGGAACAGGCGCGGCTTCATTCGGGGCGCTGGCGGTTTCTTCATTAAGCGGTGTATTTAAAGCTTCTGAGGACTTGAAAAAGCTTCAAGAAAAGCTCGATGAAACCACTGACGCCAAGGAACGCGCGAAAATCATGGAGAAGATCAAGGTCATCCAGCAATCTCTCGGAAAAGAAGAGAAGAAGGCACTTGATACTTTAGAAGATTTTAAAGCGAATTGGCAGAGCATCGCTCAATCTGTACAGAAACCAATTTTAAAAACATTCACGAGCTCGCTGACAACGTTTAAGGGCGTTCTGAATAGTTTAAGACCTATGTTCAAAAGCGTGGCAAATGGCGGCGTTACATTAGCTAAAAGCATGAATGCGGCTTTTAAAGACACCGACATGCGGCGCTTTATAGATTACATGAACAAAAATGCTGGCCAGGCTTTCGTAACGTTTGGAAAAATAGCTGGCAACGTCCTCAGAACAGTTATGAATCTGATTGTTGCTTTTGGTCCTCTTGGGAATGACATGTCGGCCAGTTTGGAAAAGGCCACGGCTTCATGGGTGAAGTGGTCAGCCAATTTAGGTTCATCTAAGAAGTTCCAAACGTTTATTGAATATGTCAAAACAAACGGTCCTAAGTTGCTGCAGATCATCGGGAACTTATCAGGCGGTCTGACTAAGTTGTTTACCGGTTTTGCCCCTATGTCTCAGGACATGATGACATCCCTTGTTAACATGACTCAAAGGTTTAATGAATGGGCCGGCAGCGTCACGAAAACGAAGGAATTTCAGTCGTTTATTGACTACATCAAAACGAACGGTCCAACTGTATGGAGTACGATTGGTGAAATCGCCAAAACAATCATCAATTTGCTTGTTGGTATGGCTCCGTTAGGACAAACCATTTTACAAACAGTAAATAGTTTCTTGAAATTCACTAATGCAGCGATGCAAGCAAATCCTGCAATTGGTCAGTTTATCGCTGTTGGAATTTCATTAGTGGGAGCATTGAGGGCTATAGTTCCTGCTATGGTAGCTGTGAGTGCTGTTACAAATGGACTTAAAGATTTTAGGGATGCGGCACAATACCTAAGAACCTTTAAAGATACGGCTGCAGGAATAAAGCTAGCTGGACTTGTGACTCAATTAAAAACAGCCATTTTAGAAGTAGGACGATTCATTGCCAGATACACGGCCGCGGCTGCAGCATCCACAGCAAATGCAGTAAAGATGGCTGCTTCTTGGACAGCGATGAAAATCTCTGCTCTTGTATCTTCCCTAAAGAGCGGCATAGTTCAAATGGGTCTGTGGATCAAGAATATGACTGTTATGGCGGCGCAGTCCATTGCACAGGCAACACGAACGGCAACGGCATGGACAATCATGAAAATAAGCTCTTTTGTAACTTCCCTTAGAGCTGGGATAGTGCAGATGGGACTTTGGATCAAACAGATGGTTGTCATGGCTGCTCAGTCTGTGGCACAAGCGGCACGTATGGCAGCGGCGTGGACGGCAGCGCAAATCAGTTCATTTGCATCTATGTTGGCAGCTGGAATCAAACAGATGATTGCTTTCGGAGCGCGTTTGGTTGTTTTAGCGGCTCTGGCGGCTGCAAACGCGGCGAGAATGGCGGCATCTTGGGTCATTGCTATGGGACCTATTGCATGGATCACAGCGGCTGTAGTGGGTCTGGTTGTCCTCATCATTGCGAACTGGGATAAGATCAAGGCTTATACAGTAAAAATTTGGGGAATTTTGTCGAAATGGCTTTCATCTGCTTGGACAGGGATTAAAAATGCGGCTTCGAAAGTATGGTCGGCTCTTGTCACGCTGATAAAGGCAAATTTTGAGTTGCAAAGAAAGGTCGTCATGACCGTCTGGAATGCGATTAAGTCTGCCGCATCTAGGATCTGGAATGGCATAAAATCGGCGTTATCTTCCATCTGGAAGGGTATTACAAGCGCTGGGAAAACCATCTGGAACGGTTTGAAAACTTTCTTTACGGCATGGCTGAATTTCCAGAAAAAGATATGGTCTACAATCTGGAATGCTGTGAAATCAACTGTATCCACGGTTTGGAAAGGTATAGTTTCCGCCGGAAAGTCAATCTGGAATGGATTAAAAACTTTCTTCACTAATTTTCTTAATGGATTAAAGAGAATTTTCTCTACCGTTTGGAATGGAATTAAAACAGCGGTAACTGCCATATGGAAAGCGTTGACTTCGACTGCTAAAACGACCTTTAATGCCATGAAAACTGCTATCTCAAACATCATGAATAATGTTAAGAGCAAGATAAAGAGCATTTGGAATGGTGTTATGAGCTTTTTCAAAGGAATCAACCTAAAATCCATCGGCCGTAATATTATCCAAGGTCTGATAAACGGTATCAGTGGGATGGCAGGGGCATTAGCCAGCAAAATTAAATCAATGGCAAATGCGATCCCTAACGGCATGAAAAAACTTCTTGGAATTCATTCTCCATCGAGGGTTATGCGCGATCAGGTCGGTTATCACGTCGGCACCGGTATGGCAGCCGGTATTGATAAGTCACAGGCCAAAGTAAAAGCGGCTGCGGCGAGAGCGGCTAAAGCGGCTCAAAAAGCTGCTGAAGTGAAAGTGACCAACAAAATTAAAAACGCTGAAGTAAAATATGACACCAAGAAAATGGGCGCTGACACTTATATCAAGACGTTGCAGAAAATCCAGAAGCAAAACAAGCTGACAAGCGAACAAAGCCGGAAAATCCAGCGTGAAATCTATCAAGCTGCTAAAAACGCTTCTGACAAACAGAAAAAGCTTTTGAAAGAGCAGCAACGCAAGCAAGCGAAGGCAAAGCTTGCATACACCAAAAAGGTGTCTGATCAGATTAAACGAGCTGAGGCCAAGTACGATACAGGGAAAATCAGTGGTAACACATACGTCAAGACTCTCCAGAAGATCAGCAAGAAGAACAAACTAACTTCTGATCAGCAGATCAAGGTACAGCGTGAAATTTATCAAACTCAAAAAGCAATGGCTGATAAGGTCAGGAAGCAAAAAGAGAATGAAAGAAAAGCGGCAGATAAAATCAACAAAGGTATTCTCTCAGCCAATAACACATATCTGTCCAAATTCAAAAGCATCAATGACAAACTAACCTCAGACATAAAAGCGGCAAATGATGCCTATAAGAAGGAGCTCCAAGACCGAACAAATGCGATTTACAACGCAATCGGTCTATTTGACGATGTTTCAAGCGAGAAGGTTAACGGCTCAAAGCTGACATCAAACCTTAAAAATCAGCTGGCAAAACTAAAGCAATTTGACAGCGATATCGCAAGCATCGCAGGCAGAGCGCCAAAAGCTTTTGCTGATGAACTGAAAGAAATGGGAGTCGGTTCAGCAGATCAGATCAATGCAATTGCTCGTATGACTTCGTCTGAATTGGATGAGTACGTCAGACTTTGGACAGAGAAGCATAAACTCGCAAGCACACAGGCGGCTCAGGAATTAACTGGCCTGAAGAATGAGACTGCCAAGAAAATTAATGAGCTTCGTTCAGCTGCCAATAAAGAATTGAGTCTCCTTAAGAGCGACTACATGAGAAAAATTGGCGAGCTTACTGTCAATGTGAAGCAGTTGGGCTCCCTTAAGAACAGCGGGAGAGCAATCGGCTATAACACGATGGCCGGAATTATTTCCGGAATGAGAAATATGAAGGGTGAGCTTGCGAAGGAAGCCAACACTATTGCCTCCACAATCGAGAAGACAATCAAGAAAAAGCTGAAGATACATTCTCCTTCCCGATTAATGAGAGACCAAGTTGGCGTAATGGTGCCAGCGGGAATTGCAGTTGGTATCCAGAACGGTATCGGAACGGTTCAGCGGGCGATGGCTACTGTCAGCGATGCCATGTATATCGAGCAGAAAGATATGAATCTTGCTTACGATACATCCATATCTAGAAGCGATTTGGGCACTGTCAGAAAAGAACTGAGTGCAGATGTCAAAAACCTTGAGTTACCTGAAAGAACTATCATTATCGAGATGGACAGCAAGAAAGTCGGACAGGGCGTTGAGAAGCCTGTGACAGACGCGCAAAGCAGATCTAATGCAAGGAGGGTGAGGTTTAATTGATCAACTATCAGGAGATTTTGCCCAACCAATGGAAAATCACATTTAATGGGATCGATATTTCACCCTTCTTCTATGTGAAATCAACCACTGGGCGGGGAATAATGAGCCGAGAGGTAAACACGTCCTCAAAAGGAAACCGTCCAGGTGGTTTCCTTCGTGGCACTAGAATACCGATTAGAACAATAACGATAGATGTTCTTTTTGCTTTCAGCAGTGAAGAGGAATTAAAGAAAAAACAAGAAGAACTGAATTATATTCTGCATGAAAAGGAGCCGAAGCCACTTATTTTCCATGATGAGCCTGACAGAACCTATTACGCAATTTTTGAGAGTGTATCAGAAGGCGAAGAGCAGGACGGATTTCAACAGGCTACATTGACATTCATGTGCCTTGATCCTAAAAAATATGGAGCGGCTGCGGAATCAGAACTAAATGCTGGGGTGCAGGTTTTCACAAACCCGGGGTATGCGGAGATTGAACCAAATATCGAATGTGTTTTTAAAGAGGCGGCCACTTCATATGAGGTGGCTCTTTTAAATGGTGATGGATCTGTCTCTAAGACAATAAAAGTCGTGTACAACTTCATCGCCGGCGACACCCTCATTATTGATTCAGCAAAGAGAAAAGTGACATGTAGCGGCAAATTAATCATGACTGCGCTGCAAATACAATCTGAGTGGTTCACGCTGCCACCAAAAGTACCAACAAAATTGAAGTTAAGCCACGCAAGCCGCATCAAATTCGATGAGGCTTATTTGTAAGGAGGTCCGTTAATGGCTGACATGTATATTCTTTCACCGGATGATCAAGTCCTGACAGTGCTGTCCAGCGACGGACAAGAAGCGTGCAGATTTTGGGATGCCAAATACAAAGAAGAGCTGAATAAAGGCTCTTCTTTTTCTTTTGTAGCAGATGCTTCCCATCCTGATGCGCGCTATTTGTTTGAAGAGAATCAAGTCATTTTTAGAGATAAAGACGGCATTCTCCGATTGTTTGTGATCAAGGAGCTTGATGATACAGACGAAAACTCAGAGGTTAACACTCAAGTAACATGTGAAGCTGCCATGATGGAGCTAGCAGAAACCTTTGTGAAAGACTTCCGACCAACTGACAAAACAGCACAATTTGTTTTAGACAACGTGCTTGCTCGTTCTCGATGGGTTGCGGAGGTAAGTGCTGAACTCGGTACAAACTCCACCACGTTTTATAAGAAAACAGCTTTGGAATGTATAGCTGAAGTGATAAACATCTGGGGCGGCGAGCTTCAAGATTCTATCGAATTTGATGGAAACAAGATCACAAAGAGAATTATCAAGATATTGCCACGACGAGGAAAAGACAGCGGGAAACGCTTTGAGATAGATAAAGATACAGAGAATATCAAAAGGACAGTCATCAGCTACCCATTGACAGCTCTTTGGGGATATGGTGCCTCTATTGCCTCAACAGACGAAGACGGGGAGGAGACGGGCGGTTATTCGCGGTTTATTGACTTTTCGGAAGTAGAGTGGAAGAAATCAAAAGGTGATCCTGTTGATAAACCACTGGGTCAGGAATGGGTAGGCGATCCGGATCTATTAAAAAGGCTGGGACGCCTTAAAAACGGTGAATTGATCCACAGAGAAGGACAATACAACAATGAAGATATCACTGATCCAGCGGAGCTTTTAAAAGCCACATACAACCACCTCATTACGACAGCATCAAAAACTGAGGTGAATTATGAGCTTTCAGTTCAGTTGCTTCAGAATGTACCTGGTTATGAGCATGAGCACGTTGAGCTGGGCGATACGACAATTGCCATAGACCGAAACTTTGCTATTCCGATAGAAACGTCACAGCGCATCATTTCCATGGAATATGACATCACAGACCCGGACAATACCTGTGTAGTGGAAATAGGGCAGTTTTTATCAGTGCTCCAAGGTGATGATCGGATTAATCAGATAGAGAATATACTCGATAAAAATCGAGGTACTTGGGAGAGGAAGCCAGACGTTGGCGAAGTCACTGACGGCAGTTTCCCTGACATTATCCCGAAAGTCCCTTCTAATGTATCTGTTAAGGGGCTTTTTTCAGGTGTGAGTATTACATGGGATTATGATCCTTCTTCTTATATTGCGGCTTATGAGGTTTATGGATCACAAATAAAAGGTTTCATCCCATCTATCGAAAATCGGCTATGGCGAGGCAAACAAAGCGGGTACCTGCATGAAAACGCTGGCGTTGATAACGTTTGGTACTATCGCATACGAGCGGTTAACTATCACGGCAAAGCGAGCGAATTCACAGCAGAGTTTTCAGCAAAAACCCAACGGATTCTGACTGATGATATTATGTTCAACAGCATTATCGCGGATCGTCTGGCAAACTTGGCGGTCACGGCTGATAAACTGGCACGCAACTTTGACCAAGGCAATATCTTCCCAGGCTCTCTTTTAAAGGCGAAATGGTTTTACGATTACACATATACCTCTCATACAGTAGAGGAAAAAGAATTTAATGAAATGACGGTTTCTCAGACTCAATTAACTGATCAATTATTTTTTGGTGTTTGTGGGTTAAGAATAGCGCCGAATAATATCCAAAGAATGAAGCTTGAGCAAGGGAAAACATACACTCTTTCTTTCGAAGTGAAAAGAAATAACACAACTGATTTGAACTATATTCACCTTAAAGAAACAAATTCATGGTACAGGATAAGTGGCACAGATTTATCAGACATTTCTTCTTATCCTTCTGATCAGTTTGTCAGGGTTAATATTAAATTCACAGCCCCTACGACAAGCTCTGTATATACAATAGGCATCGGCGGCTTTAACAGGAATAACAATACAGAGTTATGCTCGTTCGTCATTCGAAAATTGCAAGTTCGCGAAGGCGATACGATAAAGGAGTATGGATACAGTCCTTATGACACACAACTAACGGACAACGTTATTGACGGTGATTACATCCAAGCCCTTTCTATCGGATCTGCTCATATACAAGAGGCAGCGATAGGAACAGCACACATCCAAAAAGCAGCCATAACAAGTGCGCAAATTGCTGAGGCGGCAATAGGAACAGCAGCTATTCAAAACGCTGCTATCGCAAAAGCTCACCTGAAAACAGCGATAATTGATACCGTCCATATCATTGACGGAGCCATTACAAATGCCAAGATCGGGAGCTTGTCAGCTGACAAAATAAATTCCGGCACGATTAATTCTATTAATATCACAGGTTCATTAATCAAAGGCGGCAAATTCCAAGCATTGAACACTAACCGTGATTTTGATTCTTATTTTGATGGAGACAAGCTATATCAGTACAGAAGATCCACTGCCTCAGGAACATATGGGGAATACACAAAATTAGACGTGCAGTCTAGCCTTATATATCAAGAGAGCGGATATGTAGACTCTGATGGTTCAAACCAGGAAATCTATCGAAGTGTAAGCATAGGGGATGGGAAGATTTCAGTTAAAGGGACTGGTAGAACCTCAACCGAAAGCGATGTCCCCGTTGTTGAAATGTACGGCTCTAAAGGAAGCGGCACTACAGGTGTACAAGGAATTATAGCGATTTCCAACGAATCGCCTACAAATAGACCGAAAGATATTTTCACACTGACAGGAGAGGTAAGCTCTATTGACATTGATGAATTAAATTATTTTTCATCATTCCAAAATAGGGCGCGTATTTCAGGTTCTTCTACTTTATTAGAATTAAAACCTAGTAATGCGGAAATTGATGTTTCAGGCGGCATACGAATGAAGTCATCGAAGCGAACAATATTCGAAGGTGCGCCAGTCGAACTGCCAAAAAGCTCAATAATATATCCAGGAGACAGCCAATACACTACCGCAGAAAAAATCGTAGGCGGCAATGTAACTTCTCTTGTCACAGACATTCACGGCGCGTTGCAAAATAATCTGCTTGTTTGTATCACTCAAATAGATGTAGCTTTGGGCGCTTCTGGCGGAGCATATGCATACGCCTATAAATGGTACAATATGGTTGATGGTAACTCTCAAGGAGCGGAAAACATTTTCGCTGTAATGGCGACACCTTATGGCAAAAATGCGAATAACGTCACCGTTGGTATAATGAGCCAGAGTTCTGAAAAATTCGCTGTTCATGTAAGGGGAACAGGAGCGACAGACGTGGCGGCAACAACAGTCACCATTAGATTGGCTATATTTTACGAAAAAGCATAAGGAGAGTTATGAATATGATAGAAACCGAAACTCGAAGAGAAAGCACATTCGCATATATTGAGGGGTTAGAAATAAGCGAAACAGAAACAGGATTTTCTCTTACTGGATGCACTTTAAAACACCCGGAATTTAAAGAACAGATTTTTCAAATGGAACCAGTTGAGTTTGATGTAGTGGTACACGACAGCAGGAATGTGTTTTACAGCTTAAATATTGTCTACGTTAAAGAAACAAAGACGGTGGAATATAAGCTATTCCGATTTATTGCTGATTCCGACGGATACCACCCTACCTACATCGACAGCACAGAGTATATGCTTATGTATAGCGTGTTCGATTGCACTATTACACCGTCTGGAGAAATAACAGGCACATTTCACGTCTATCCAAAAGGGGAATATCCGACACAGTCAGAATGAGGTAAAGGAGAAATGGACATGAAAATAGAACCGATTGAGATTCCTAGCACAGAACCAGAACCACAAGAAACAGAAGAAACATTGCATGCACAGATTTTAAATCTACAAAGAATGTGTAATGTTTTAATGGTGAATCAGTCTTAATATCGGAGGGAGGACAATGGAAGGACGGAGCGCATTTTACAACTTTTTTGAAGATTGCTGGAAGAATGGAACTGTCTTGACCATTGAGCTCAAAACACACGTTCAAACAGGACGCATTACGGAAGCTGAGTTCAACGAAATAACAGCACTTGAGCGCGGAAACGCTTATCCAGACCAAACAGAATAGGAGAATCAATATGGAAGAAAAGAAATCAAACGAAATGGATTTAGAAACGAAAGCGGAGCTATTCGAACGAAAAGCAGCAGCTTATCGTCAGAATTGGATGGATGCTGAAGATGTAGTCTTGTCGTATCAGTACCTTTCAGAAAAAGATAAGCAGCTTTTAGCGGAAAAAGAGCAAGAAATCCAGCATCTGAAGGAACATATTGAGAAGTTAGAAAAGAACCTGAACAACTTGAAAGGTCCAGTAAAACTAGATCATCAGAAAAATTAAGCGGCGAAGAAGCGGCTTTTTTATTTTGCCTCAAAGGAGGTGAAATCGCATGAAATAGATAAAAGGGGGGCGTACTAATGTCACAATTGACGGAGGTACCGGATGTGAATGCAATACAAAAAGAGATGGCAGAGTTCAAACTAGAGCAAAAATCGCTGGAAAGACGGGTAAGTTCTCTTGAACGATCCTCAGATAGGCAAGATCAGCAAATCATGTCACTCAATGAAAAGCTCAACAAAATTGAAGAGAATACAACTTGGATCAAGCGCACAATCACGGGCGCTATCATTACAGCGATTTCCACCGGAATTATAGGGGGAGCAATCGCTATTTTTTATACTGTTTTGCAAAAATAAGGAGGAATACACAAAATGAAAAACTTCGATAAAGGCACAGTCGTCCGGACGGTGCTTCTTTTAATTGCGCTGATTAACCAAACAATGCTGATGTTCGGTAAATCACCTCTGGACATCACAGATGCACAAGTGAATCAGCTTGCAGATGCGTTGTACACTGCCGGTTCTTTGATCTTCACGATCGGCACAACACTTGCTGCATGGTTCAAAAACAACTATGTGACTGCCAAAGGACACAAGCAAAAAGCTGTTTTAAAACAAAACAATCTTACAAAATGAGCTGCCAGCTGGCGGCTCTTTCTAATTCAAAAACAGAATAGGAGAGATCATTTATGACAATCGCAGTGAAAAAGAACCTTGTATCAGAAGCAAAATACGCTTTAAAATGCCCTAATCACATGGACGCTGAATACATCACCATCCACAACACGTATAATGATGCATCAGCTGCTAATGAGGTCAGCTATATGATTGGAAACACCAGTTCAACGAGCTTTCACTTTGCTGTTGATGATAAAGAGGTAAGGCAGGGCATCCCAACAGATCGCAATGCATGGCATACAGGAGACGGAACAAACGGTACCGGGAACCGTAAGTCGATTGGTGTCGAAATTTGTTATAGCAAGTCGGGAGGCGCTAAATACTACGCTGCTGAAAAGTTGGCTATCAAGTTTGTGGCGCAGCTACTTAAAGAGCGTGGATGGGGTATTGATCGTGTACGGAAGCACCAAGATTGGAGCGGAAAGTATTGCCCGCACCGTATTTTGTCAGAGGGAAGATGGGACGAGGTTAAATCTGCCATTGAAGCAGAATTGAAGGCGCTGGGAGGAAAGACAATTTCTAAACCGTCATCATCTGCGCCTAAAGCTTCTGGGGGCACTTACACAGTCAAAAAAGGCGATACTCTTTCCGCAATTGCAAAAGAGCACGGGGTGAGTGTGGCAACCCTGCAAAGCTTGAACGGTATCAAAAACCCGAACTTGATCAAGGTCGGCCAAGTATTAAAGCTCACAGGCTCAAGCACTTCGAGCCCTAAACCAAGCAGCAAAAAAACGTCATATGCGTTGCCTTCCGGAGTTATTAAATTGACAAGTCCGATGACGAAAGGTACGAAGGTTAGACAGGTTCAAAATGCTCTGGCTGCTCTTTATTTCTATCCAGATAAAGGGGCGAAGAATAACGGCATTGATGGCGTTTATGGTCCGAAAACAGCAAATGCAGTCAAACGGTTTCAGTCAGTAAGTGGCCTGACTGCTGACGGCATTTATGGACCGAAAACAAAAGCGAAAATTGAAGAGAAATTGAAGTGAAAAAGAAAATCCCTTCCTTATAGGAGGGGATTTCTAACTATTGCTTTTCGAGCGTAAGAGGAATCTTCCTGTCAAGTCAACCAGAATATAAACGACAAAGAAAATGATAATCCAACTGATAAAATCAGCCCATATGTTGTTCAAGTTTAACATACCAGCCTTATCTAATCCTGATTGAATTAGCATTGACACCAATGTCGCAATGAAGACATATACAAACCATGCTTTCAATATTGATCACTCCTAGATGTTATCCGATAAATTTACATACATACTTTGTAACGTCGTTATAATCCTCATATCTTTTACAGAACTCATATCCACCCATATCTAATAGTTTTTTACCTAACCAAGCTAAGCCGGCACCAGCAAGAACTTTCACAGCCCACCAAATAATAGGAGCGATTGTAGGGCTATTGTTCATTTCTTTTATTGCGCTTACTTGTTGATCATATGTTTCTTTAGCTTGATCAGGTGACAACGATTCTAAATAATTTTTCATTTGGACAGCATCAGCCAATTTGATTCCGGATGCAATAGCTTTTTCAACATCGAAACTGTACTTACTTGTCTCTTTGTCAAATGTAGACGCTTCATAAAAAGCTAATGCTAGCTGTTCAGCTGCTTTTTTATCTTGATAATCATTATTTGTCTGTGCAGCTTGAGCTTGTGGAGTGCCAAAGATAGATGCAAAACCTAAAGCTAAAACCAACCCCAAAACAATCGCAAACTTAGTCTTAAAACTTCCGATTACACTATTCATTTTTGGTTCTCCTTCCCTTTAAATTTGAAGCAATTAGAGTCTAACATTACGTAACATAATTTTCCATAGTTATAATAAAGTTGGTAGTAAGGTATCATGAACATAAAGTGAAAGGACTTCTTAAGTTGTGTTCTTATGAACTCGAAATCGACATATAGACTGATGGGAAATTGCTGGTGTCTATAAAAAGCCCTACTCAGGTAATAGGGCTTTAATTAACTCATATTTTCATTTCTTATCCCCAAAAAAACAAAGAAAGGGAATTTTTTGATATATCTATTGACGATTGTAAACAGATATTGTATAATTAAGGTATAGAAAGGAGGTGCTGAAGTGGACGAGGTAAGAAACTGGATTCTTGCTATCGCTGGTATCGTGACCATCATAAAACACATCTACGACATATGGCAGAAGGAAAGCGAAAAGCATAGCAAGAAAAAGAAAAAGCGCTCCCGCCGGGTAAGCAAGAAGCGCTGA